CCAGGATGTCTCGCAGCTCCTCCGCGTCGTCCTCCGTCAGCGTGAGGACGACAACCTTCTCTTCCACCGTTCGCGTGCGGGTCTCGTACTGTGCCTCTGCCATGCTGTCTCCTCAGCTCGGACGTGCCCCTACGCACTCAGCCCCCTGGCCACGTGGGCGCAGGGGGCGAGAGGTCAGATCTTGGTGAGGGGGCCGTAGGCTTCCACGACGTCTCCCAGATCGTCGTAGCCGCTTCCGTGGAAGTAGACCTTCGGAGATCCGTCGGCGTGACGCTCGCCGGTGAACTCCCAGACGTCGTTGTCCCTGTCTCGGTAGCGAGCGGTGACGTCGTAGGTCACGCCCTCGTACTCGAAGGTGCTCCAGTCGGTCGGCTCGTCAACCGGGGTCAGCTCCGCGACGTAGAACGTGCCGCTGGCCACCCGCACCTCGTACACATGCGGGTCACCGACGCTCGTCCGGAAGTCCTCCGTGTTAGACGTCACGACGCCGATCTTCCCGTGCTGATCCTCCGCGTGCTTCGCGCGGTCCACCCGCACGCGGGTACCGACGGGGACAAGGGACGGCGCCGGCAGTGCGGTGAGGTTGTCCTCCGCGGCCGTTGTGTCGCCGACCTCCGCCTTCACCGTGTACCACGTGATGTACCGGTTCTTGTACGGGCCGGCCAGGATCTCCACGGGCTCCCGCTCGCCGTCCATCTTCGCCTTGTCGCCGACGGCAAAGGCGGGAAGGGCGGTCATCATCTCCGGCGACGTGGGCTGCTCGCCGCCGCTCGCCACGCGAACCATGTACCGGGTGTGTCCTCGCATGTCGGTGTACGGCCCGTACGCGACTTCAACCGTGTCGAACCATGCGTGACGCACCTTGTCTCCGACCTTGAACGTCTGCTCTGCCATGCTCTCTCCTCCATGCCAAGCGGAAGGCCCCCGCATCGTCGATGTGCGGGGGCCTGCGTGGGGGGTGGTCGGTTACTGCGCCGGGGCGTCGCCGATGACGACGAGGCGGTCCGCGGTGACGGTCTGAACGGCCAGGGTCTTGCGTGCGATGAACCCGCTGTCGCGCCCCGTCGGACGGACCTTGACCTTCGGCACGACGATGCCGGCCGCCTTGTCGCTCTTCAGCTCCAGGACGACGGCCTCCGACAGGCGGACCACGTTCCCCTGTCGCGATGCGTAGGACACGACGACACCCGGGCGGATCTCCGCGCCGGTGTAGTCGGTCAGTCGGGCCTTGCTCATGCTCTCTCCTCTTCGTGTGTATGCTCGTGAAAACGCCCGCCCCTCCCTGTCGCAACCGGGGAGGAGCGGGCGCTGTGCTGTGGTGCTCGGTGGGTCAGGCAGCCTTCGCCAGGTCCGCCGGCTGAGCGACCTCGTAGATACCGAGAACCTTGATGGCCGGCATGTTGTAGGCCACGTCCCGACCGGCCTTCGTGGTGTACGCCACGTGCTCGATCGTCAGCGACGCGCGGACCGGCTTGCCCGGGGCGGTCACCTTGCCGTCCGCGTCCTCCTTACGGCCACCCGTGGTGTCGATGGCTTCGATCACCTCGTGAAGGACGTTGACGAGGCTCCAGCCGCCGGAGTTGAAGCGGAAGTAACCGACCTCCGGATGCGCGGCCAGCTTGAACGTGACGTCGATCGACGGCTTCGGACCCTTGCCGCTCTTCGCGCGGTCCTTGCGGTCCTGGAGGAGCGGAGGGCAGCCGCACGGGGTGCCGACAAGCTCCGCGTCGTCGTCGGACAGGTACTTCACGCCGTCGCAGTGGTGCTCCAGGCCCTGGAACCCGAACTTCTTCATCGAGGCGTCGATGGCGTCCGACGAGTCGATGATGATCTCCACCGACTTGGAGTCGGTGAGGATCTGGAGGTTGTCCTCCTTGTCGGTGTCCCACTCCTCCACGGCGCCGCCCATGAGCTGCGCGATGACGTCGGCCACGGCGGGGTCACCGGTCGTGACACGCCATTCGTTCAGGCTCTCCGGCTGCTTACCGACGAGGCGGCCGGACCGGAAGCGGCCGACAACATCGTCGGCGAAGTTCTGCTTACGCGGCTTGGGCTTGGCGTCGGGGTCGGTCTCGAAGATGCTGCGAAGGTTGTTTGCCATGTGTGTGAGTGCCTCTCGTCGTTGACTCTTGCGTGTCAGCGGGTCGCTCCCCCGCTGTCTTAGTTATGTGGGGGTAGGCCGCAGATGTTTCACGCGACTTCGGAGAAGTTCAGGCTCCGTGAGTCGACTTGCGGAGGTCAGCCAGCTCCGCGCGGAGACGCGCGTTCTCCCGGCGCTCGTAAACGAGCTGAGACTCCGCGGTCTCATGCCCGCGCTGCCACCAGTCGCGATCTGCTGTCAGGCGCGTGATCTCCGCGGCCTTCAGGTCCAGTGCCTCCAGGCCGTAGTTCGCCTCGTCCGCAGCCCGCCGGCGGGCGGAGAGCCAGGCAAGGCGGTATCGCTGGAGGTCCCGGAGGGCGTCGCTCCACATGTTGCGTGTGAACCGTAGATCGGAGATTGCAGACCAGCGGGCGCGCTTCACCCGGATCCGGGCGGAGAGCCAGGCGGAGCGGTAACGGTCGCGCTGGGCCAGAGTCGCGTTCAGTCGCTTGCCGTTGAAGGTGGCCCACTCTTCGAAGTACTCAGAGTCTGCCCGCGCCTCCTTCAGCGCCTTACCCAGTCGCTCGATCTCGTCGTGCGCCTCCGCCACGTCCGCGTGCATGCCAGTGCAGGTGCCGTTGACGTCCGCCCCTAGCTCGTCCTCCAGGTCGACGATGCGTTCCGCCATCTCGCGCGCACCCCAACCCTGGTAGATCGTCTCGATGCGGTCGTCCCGGTTGTACTCATCAGCGCTGTCGTAGACCTCTCCGCGGTCCTCAGTCATTCGCCAGCCTCCAAAGGTCTCGGTCCGTCGATGTCACGCGCTTCGGGTTGAGCAGCTTGTAGAGGTCCCCCGGAGTCACGTCGCCCGGGAGCCGGCCGTCGTCGAAGAGATGGACGCCCGCGCGGAGGTAGACCTCGTCGACGAGCTGGGAGCAGATCAGGTGCCCGGTCGACGCGATGAAGTCCGTCACCCATGCCGGCCGCACACGGAAGTGCGCGAGGCCGATAGAGGCGTAGTCCAGGAAGCTGTACGGGGTGCCGACGAGCATCAGCGCATGCGCACCGATGTCAAGCCGCTCCGCGTCGGTCAGCAGGATCTTCCCCGTCGACCACTCCACGACAGGGCTCGCGTCCTCCAGCGCAATGACCTCCGCCCCGCCAGGCATTGCTTGGACCACGAGCCCGTTCCCGACGTACACCATTGCGTGCTGCACCGGAGCGGCGTCGCCGATCAGCGCCTGACCGGCGGCTATGGCGCGGCCTGTGATGCCGGAGATCTTCGTCAGGGCGAAATCCCCGGGGAGTGGTTCGGTCATGCTTCCTCCTCTGCGTGCGTGTGTGCCTTTCTGAGCGCCTCTTCGAGAGCCGCCGCCAACCTCCTCTGGGAACGCTCTATGACGTCCATGTAGGGCTGCTCACGGGCGCGGAAGTAGTCACCAGACGTCGGCGCGTCCATGCCCATGACGAGGCGGACGGGATAGTCGTCGTACCGCTGGCGCTTCAGCTGCTGCGCGAACCGCTGGTACATGCGGAGCTTCTCCCGCGCCTGCTCCAACTCCCAGTAGGTGCGGGCGTCCTGCGTGGTCTGCCACAGCGAGCGGCCGGCGGGACCGGGGAAGGTCTCGCATCGGATGCAGGCAGCGGCCCGTCCGTGCCACGGGGTCTCGCGGAAGTCCTCCCGCGGCTTGTGGCGCCGGCAGAGACCGGTACAGAGCAGGGCTGTTCGGTCACGGGCGTGGCGGTAGCGCTCCTCGTAGAGATCTGCCGCGCGCTCAAAGACTTCAGCCGGAGCAGTCGCCAAGCGCTGCATACGCTGTAGGTGGTCAGGTGTCACGCCTCACTCACCGTCGCCAGCATGGCCGCAAGCCACTGGCCGGCCAGGTACTCCGCGATCTGCGGCGTCCACCCGCGGGCCAGGAGGTCCGCCCGCATGCCGTCAGCGGCGTCGAAGAGTGGCGCCAGAAGTGACAGACCGTCCATGAGCACGGTCGCCAGTGCCGCGCGCTGCTCGTCGACGGTGGGCGTGGGTGCGCGTCCGAACATCAGTCCTCCCCCTTCTCGTGCTTCTCTTCCAGGAACCGAGCCACCTGCAGCACGTCGTAGACGCCGAACCCTTCGGCCCACGTCAGGTCAGAGACAAGGCCATGAGCCCTCACGAAGAGGTCCAGGCGCTGCAGCTGCCGCTCCACGTCGTCCATTTCCGGCGACGGCTCGCCGGCGTCGATGTGGGCCATCAGTCCTCCCAACGGTCGGTCAGGTCCGCCGCACGCCGCAGGCCGCCGGCCCACCCGCGGGCGTAGTCGTGGCCATACGCAGCAGCCACGCGGGGGTAGTTGGCTCGGTTGGTCTCTCGGATCTCCTTCGCCAGCTCGTGCGCGAAGTCGTCGACGAGCCCCGAAGCCTGCAGCCGCTCCAGCTCCAGGCCGGTGCCCTCCAGGGTGACGTCTTCCGACCCGCTGAAGTACTTCAGGAGGACGAACTCCAGCCGAGTGCGCGCGCTCATGCCGCCTCCCCCTCCCGGTAACCGTCGCGGTAGCCCTCGTCATACGCGGCATCGAAGGCGCCGACCTCGTCGCCAGCCTCTGCCAGCAGCGCCGCAACGTCGTCTTCGCTCATGACGACGGTGGAGATCGTCTCCCCGCGCGGGTTCTTCGTTTCGAGGTCGAACTCAATCCCGCGCCGGCGGATGGTGACCATGGAGCCGTCAGCGGTGTGGATGGTGGTGGGTGTGCGCTTCATGCTGCTCTCCTCTGCGGTGTGGTTACACGCCGAAAGCCCCCGGCGCCGAAGCAACCGGGGGCAAGGGCCTAGCGCTGCTCGCGAGGCAGGTAGTGAGCAGTAACGCGGCCGTCGGCGTAGTGGACAAACGCCTCCGGGTCGTCACCCATCCACTTGATCAGGACGGTGGCGGACTCAACCGGCTCGTCGTAGATCGACGGCACGTCTGAGGCGCTGTAGTCGCTGGCGCCGTACCAACGGTCACCGCAGCACGCGCAGTCGCCGTCACCGTCGAAGTACAGGCCAATGCTCTCGGCTCGCTCGTTGGCATCCTCCGCGCTGTCCGCTTCGACGATCACGTATTCGCTGATGCCGGCCGTCTCGTCGAAGTCAAAGCCGCCACCAGAGTTGTTCTGGCTGAAGGTGAAGAACATGAGCGCCTCCTGATTGGATTTCCTACGCACTCAGCCCCCGGGACCGAAGTCACCGGGGGTTGAGTGGTACGTGAGTCGACTTACGGAGCTAGTGCGGTCCCGGGCATGCAGACCTGTGGCAGTTGTGGGTCCAGCACCAGTCAGGGGATCTGGTCGGGTCGTCGCTCATGCTCTCTCCTCAGTGCATGCGTCGGAGGGGGCGCCCGGTGTGGACGCCCCCTGTGTGCCCTGCGCTAGTTGCGGATCAGGCGCTCTCCCCCTTCAGTCGCGCGATCTCCCGCGCCTGGCTGACGATCGTGGCCTTCAGCTCGTCGACGTCGTCGGAATCGCCCTGCTCGTCCACCAGATCCCGCAGCCGCCGAACCTCGTCTCTCCACGCACGCCCCTCCCTCTGAGCGGCGTCGCGCTCGCGCTCAGCGCGCCGGAGGTTGGCCCGCAGGGGTCCGCTCGTTTCGTCGTTCCGCTCCGCCAGTTCCTTCCAGGCGTCGGATGCCGACTTAGCGGCGTCGCGCTCCTGTTCCATGCGTCGGGCGTACTGCCCCAGCTCCGTTGCGTGCTCCTCCGCCGTCTCCTCTCGCTTGATGGCGGCGTCTGCGCGCTCCTTCTCGCTACGGAGGATGTCGCGGAGCTTCTCGCGCTCGTCGTCCAGAACGCAGAGAACCGCGTCAGCCTCCTCCCGGAAGCCCTCACGGAGCGACGACCACGTGGTGTGCCACGACAGTCCGGCGTTTTCACACAGCGCCTCAGCGACCCGCGTGCGAAGGTCGTTGCTCATGCCGCCCGCCTCTGAGTCCCGGTTTCGGTCTCTCCGCCCTTCGCGATGGCCCTCCCGACGACCCCCTTCTTCCCTTCGCGCTCCCAGTCGAAAACCTGGCGAAGCGCAAGGAACGCGCGGAAGATGTCCTCGTCGCACGCCACGGGAACAAAGGACCAGCCTTCGGGCCTCACGTGGAGGACGGCTCCGCCAGTCATCTCCGGGACGTCGATGGACTCCCCGGTCTCCGCAAGAATGATTCGGTCTGCGTAGCGGTAGGCGCTCAACTGCAGCGCCACGGAGTCGTACACGGCCTTACTCGTCTTCCAGTCAAGTACAACGACCTCACCGTCCACACGGGCAATGGCGTCGAAGCTGCCGGCGTACAGGTGGGAGTCGCTCCACACCGTCTCCTCCAGGTGGAGGAACTCCGGCTGGACCTCGTCCAAGAACTCCTTGAAGTACTGGACGTGCGGCTTGACGTCCGCGTGTACCTGACGCAGCGGGACGCTGTCTCCCCGCGCGAGGCGCTCGAAGTAGTCGTGAGCCGTCGACCCCAGATCGCTCGCAGCCTTCGTCTTCCGACGGTGCGCGCTCTTCAGGTAGTCGATGGCGCCCTGCGGGTCACGCTCGCACAGCTTGGAGACGATGTCCCAGTTGTTGACGGCCGCCTCCGCCGACTCCTTCGCCGCCCAGAAGGTGAGGAAATCTTTCGGCAGCATGCCCACGACGCTCGTCACGCCCGGCACCTTGATGTGTGCGTCATTCGGGTCGATGTAGAAGCGGCTACCGCCGCGCTTGATCGTTCCTACTCCAGCCACTTGGCCTCCACCCTCGTTGGCGTCTCTCCCTGTCGTCTTAGTTATGTGGGGGTGGAGGGCGAATGTTTCACGTGACTTCAAGATCTTTCCTCGTCCGCCGCTCCGGCCAAACCGGTGCCAAAATGCAAACTAACCCCCTTTTTTCAAAGCTCTCTAACGCGTGTAGAGAGTTATGAAAATAGGGGGTCAGTTTGTCGTTCTGTCCGCAGTTTGGCGCGGGACGGGGCGGAGGCAGGCTGACGTGGAGGCGCGATCAGCCCCGTGAGCTGGTCTTTTGTGTCAGCTTGCGGAGCGAGGCTAGCTTCCGCTCGATGGCTGCCAGCTCCACGTCAAGGGCGGCTCGTTGCCCGTCGGTCATGTGCCGCTTGATGACGTTGCGGTCCAGTTGTCCCAGGATGTCCTTCGCCACCACAGCCAAGCGCAGATGGTCGGCCGTAGCCCGGACTGCCTTGCCGGCTTCCTCCCCTGTCGGCTCAGCCTTGCTCCGGCTTGGCTTCGGGGTGGACTCCTTGACGGCCGTCGACACTCTTGCAGCCTTGATGATCGACGAGTTCACCTTACGGCTGTCCTGTAGCCGCTCCAATGGGGACGTCGGCTGTAGGTCGTTCGCTTCCAGCTCACGTGGCGTCAGGTGGCGTCGCAGCAAGTTGCCAATGTGCCACCGGACGGACGCCTGTAGTGCGCTAGTGCTGTCGGCTGGGATGCCGGCACTTCGGTACATGTCCGCCACCACCTGCCGGTACTCGTGGCTGGAGCCGCGCATGTCTTGGTGCTTGACGCGTAGCGCGACGACAACGACCGCGATGTTCCTGACGAGCGTGGTGGCAGCACCTTGAATGCGATGGTGCTCGCGGGCGTATGCCGCGCCACGGGCGACGAGTGCCGCCTCCCCCTCGTGCGCAAGGTCGTCCAGCTCCAGCGCGGGGAGATCGTCCACGCTGACGGGGACTGGCTCCCCTGTGCTCTTCGTGGCGATTTCTCGGCTCATCATGACCTCTCAGCGTCGGCGTAGGCGCGCATAGAGTACCGCAAGGCACTGGCCGTAGCGAGAGAATACCCCGCGGTACAGCGCCGCATGTCACCGGGAGACGTCGGGTGCTACGAAATCCTGACGGCATACGGCGCAGATGATGGGGCCCTTTGCGGCTACCGTCTGCGAGACCCGGATCTTACGTGGTTCGGCGCACCCGCACTGGAGTGTCAGACGATCCGGCGTCCTCGTCCGGGGAGCCTCCGGCACTCGTAGGTGCGGGAGGACTTGTGGGATCGCTTCGGAAAGAGTCTTCAGGTCCGTCGCGTACTGCGCCCTGGAGGCGTCCGTCAGCTCCGGTGCTCCGTAGCCACGACCGCTGGCAGACGGCTGCCTATGCGCCGGCCATTCGAGCCCTATCTCCACGGCTGCAGCCCGGTAGGAAGCGTTGTGGTAGGTGCCCCGACGGCTTGTGTCCTGGACGTCCCGCACCCAACAGAGCACGTGAGCAGCCTCGTGGAGGACTGCCTCCAGCACAGCGTCAGGCCCGTCGCGCAGGGTGTCCGCGGAGACGACGAGGCCCGTCACGACCTCCCCCTCCCGCGTCCACCGCTCCGGGCCATGCTTAGACGGGGGCGGGGTTGGGACGAGAGACATCCGCATAGGCGGTAGATCGACATGGGTGGACCGTAGATGTTCCCATAGCGCATCCAGCGCCTGAAGGAGCGGCCCGGGTGAGGTCGGCATGTCGGGGAATGTACCTTGCATGTGTCGGTCGACACAACGATGCGTGTAGCCGTCCGTAAGTCGACTCGCGGACGTTGTGCAGACCTCTGAAACGAAAAAAGGCCCCGTACCTGCCGTTACGGCGGGTACGGGGCCTTGTCTGGGAGGCAAACTTTTACCTAAAGCTAAGGTGCGCTTAAGGTACGGCGCCGTTCACTGAGCGGGTGCGTCGTCGACGTCGGAGAGCAGGATCGGCGCCAGGTTCGGGAAGCGCTCTGCCAGCCACTCCCACGGGTCGCGTGCGTGCTTGCCTCCGACGCCCCGGTTGCACTCGATGCACGACGGGACGATGTTCGCGAGGCTGTGCTCGCCGCCCCGGGAGAGGGGTACCAGGTGCTCAATCTCCTCGTAAGGTCCGCCGCAGAAGGCGCAGCCGTAGAGATCGTCTTCCGCCCACGAGGCAAGCATCTCGTCGACGGTGAAGGGGACGAGGGTTGCCGACTTCTTCAGGGCGCGACGCTTGGCGCTCTTGAGTCGATGAGCCGCGAGGTACGCTTCAGGGTTCTTTTCACGCCATCGAAGTTCGGCGTCAACTTGACGCTCACGGTTTGCTTCTCGCCACTGGCGGTCAGTCTCAGCCTTGCGTTCTCGGTTGGTCTCCCGCCATTGGCGGCCGATCTCAACCCTCCGCTCTCGGTTTGTCTCGTCCCATTTACGTGCGGTGACCACCATGCACGGTTTGCAGGTGGTCACCCGCCCGTCAGACTTTGCTCGGCTGGCGTTGTACTGCGTTAGCCCCTTCACCACGAAGCACCTTGAGCAAGCCTTAGCACCGAGCCCCTTCTCCCGCATCGCCTTGTTGAACCGCATCCGTGCCTTCTTGTCCGCCAGCGGACTCATGGTCTCCATACGCCAAAAGCCCCCTGGCTCCGGAGAACCAGGGGGCTGGGCACTACTCTGCCGGCGTCACCTTCCGCCGCGCGCTCTCGCCCACGAGGACCGGGAGCACCACGGCGCCGATGCCAGCGACGGACTGCGCGACGTCGGCGTCCGCCAGGGCGGGGATGAAGATCGCGCCGCAGGCTACGGCCGACAGGAGCACTGACCGGAGACGGACCGGCTCGGTGGCCGCGAAGACCTGCAGCGCGACGTAGGCGCGGAGGATCAGGTCGTTCGCAGCGGCCTTCAGCTTGCTCAGGAAGTGCTTCATGCAGTGCCTTTCGATTGTCGTCACGTGACGTCAGGGTCTTGGCGCCACGGGTAGTCCTCGTAACGCAGGTACCGGCATGCCGCCCGGAGTGCGCTGTCCCAGCTGTCGAAGTGGCCCCGTGGCCACCCGCCAATCTCGATGTACCAGAACGGAGGCACGTCCTCGTCAGGCTCTCCAGGCTCACCAAGGATCCGCCAGCCAACAGCCTTCCGGACCTTCGGCTTTTGGGGCCAGCAGCAACCGCAGTCGGCCCACTCCATCAGCCGAGAGACCGTGCGTAGTGCCGGCGGGACTCGGATCGTTCGATGCGGTCGTAGATCACCGACAGGGACTCGTGCAGGTCTCCGACTCCCCCGTCGTTCTCGATCCAGTACTCCGCGTCGGCCGCAGTCAGGGCGCCTTCCGACGCGTGGTCCAACTGCGGCACTCCGGGGCGGTCGATGTAGACGAGGTGGAAGCCAGCGCGCCGGAGGCGGTCCGCCTCGTTGGGGAAGCGGACGTCAGTGATGACCGCCGGGACGCCGGATTCGTTCGCCTCCGTGACCTTCGCCAGGGCTGCGCGGAGCCAGAACTCCGGGTCGATGGCTCGGATAGCCATGCCGAGTTCCTGGAGGGTGCGACGGACTTCGTGAGACTCCTTGGCCTGCTCCCATCCATAGTCCCGGACAATGTCCGACAGTCGGTAGTAGTCAGGGCCCATGTCGTCGCCATGGTCAGCGATGATCGGGTTCAGCGTCAGCGCCGCATCCTTCAGCGCGTCCGCGAACGCCACCCGCCGGTACCCGCGGTTGTCGACGAGCCACTTGCCAGTCGTGTCCTTGCCGACCCGCGCGCGCCCGATAATGCCGATGTTTCCCATGTGCGCTCCATCCCCTCACTCGGTGTGTCTCTGTTATGTGGGGGTGGAGCGCAGATGTTTCACGAAGGGTTCATGATTTTTACAGCGGCAGGATCGGCGTCAGTGCGCGCACCATCCACCGACCAAGCATCGCGTGACCGGCATCCGTCGGGTGCACGTTGTCGGCTCCCACTACCGTGGAGACGTTGCCCGACGTCACGAGCGGCGCTTGTGTGCTCACGACGGCGCCTGTGCTGCTCAGGGTGTTGCCGGTGACGAGGGAGATGTACGGCAGTCCCGCGGCCAGTGCGGCAGCCGCAAGGGTGTTGTCCGTCGTCACGAGCGATCCCGCGGGCGTCGCAGTCGGCACCCACGGCCCAACCACGATGATCTGCGTGTTCGGGAGCGCCGCCTGTGCTGCGGCGTACAGGCTCGCGGCAGCCGCTGAAATGGCCGACTGAGAGCCGCCGTTGTCGTTGTATCCGCCCTTGATGATCAGGACGTCAGGCGGGTACGCAACGATGTCCGACGTCAGCCGGTCACCGAAGGTCTGGAACGAGCCGGGAGTGATGTACCCGGTGCCGCCTCGTGCCTGGTCCCAGACGTCAGTGACGCCAAGCATCCGAGCGGCCCGGTAGAGCCACGTTCCGACGCCCTGGCCGGAGTTCTGCGCGCTTCCGTCGGTGATGGAGTCGCCCAGCACCATGAGGCGTCCACGGACCGTCACAGGACGCCAGAGCTGGAAGCTAGGGCCGATGTAGATCCCGCCGAACGGGACCGTGAAGAGGTCGAGGCGGATCCTGCGCGGCGTCGACGAGCCGAACGCCACCTTCAGCATGTGCCCGGAGCCGATGGTCGTGCCGCCAAGACTGACGGGCGTAGCCGTGACGGGCTTCCCGTCGATGCTCAGCTTGTACATGGACGTCGCAGCGATGTATTTGAAGCGCATCTCGAAAGCATCGGCATCCGTGGTGAACTCCAGCGCCCACGCGCTCTGTCCCGAGCTGTACAGGTGCGGCGTCTTGCTCGTCGGCAGGGCGTAGGACGTATCCGGCGCCACGGTGCCGATAGCGAAGTCGGACGCCCCGCACCACAGGAAGTCCCCGCGGACGTCAGTGCCTGCGAGCGTGACCAGCGGAGGCGCGTACTTGACGGCGCTTGCGATGGTGCTCGTAGTCGTCTGCGTGGTGCTGATCGTCGGTGCGGGACCGGAGTACAGCGGGTCCGTCATCCCCGGGTCCGCGATGCCGCCACGACGGATGGCGTAGCGGGCGCGAGCAGCGAGCGTGCCTTCATTGGCCGTCACCCTGCTCGCCAGTGTCGTCAGGTCCGACGCTGTGGCCGCTCCGATGGACGCTGGGGAGACGGCATCCACACCGCCTGCCGCGTGGCTCGTCGCGTGGTAGGTCGGGTTGCGGTCGTCGGTCAGCCGGCTGTCACCTGTACCGACGTAGGCAGCGTCTGCGCGCGTCACTTCCGCCGCCAGAGCGTTAATCCGTGCGGTCGCCTCCGACACAACGGCGGCGTCACGTGCGCTCGCCTCCGTCGCAATGGCGCTGTCGGTGTACGTCGCGGCACTGGCAACGGCTGCAGTCTGCGCGGCCGACGCTGCGCCAGAGGCGTCTGCGTTGACGTCAGCGGCGGTCAGGACAACCGTCCCGGTCTTGCCGTTGACGGAGGCAATGACGCCTCCTCCGCCTCCACCGATCGAGTAGCCAGCCGGCCAGGCGCCGGAAGCCTTCGGGCCGTAGATTTTCCAGGCCACGGTGTCGATGTAGAAGTCACCAGTCGCACCCACGCCCGCCGCCGGCGCCACGGTGCCGTTCAGGATCGTCCGCCCGGCTGGACCCGTTGGCCCAGTCACGAGGACGTAGTCACCATCCGCGGGGTTGGCAGGAGCGATGTCCGCCAGGTCCACGGCAGGGACTGCCTGCGGGAGGACGATGGAGTACGTCCGCGGAGGGAAGCCGGTCAGCGTTTCCGTCACGTTGTAGGCCCACCCGGTGGGCTGCATCGCGGTGTTGTCCGTCGCCACGAGCGTGACGGAGAAAGCGCCTTGGGCGTTCAGGGTGGCGGTCACGGCGCCGGCAGTGATGGTGTCCGCGCCCGACAGGGTGATGAGCGACGGCGCTGCGATGGTGACGCTACCCGTCAGGGCGGTCCCGTCGGGGTGGATGTAGCGGCCGGTCAGCGTAACTGTGGCAATTCCTGCGGGCATGGTCATACGCCGTTACCTCCGGGTCGTGGCTGGCCGATGATCAGGTGTTCCGCGTCGTGGCCGGCCTGCCACTCACGGACGCGCGTGATTCCCTCACGCACGCCGCTGACGTCGTCACGTACGTCGTCGATGCGGGTGTTCAGGGCGACGATGTGGGCGTCCACCGCCTCACGGGTGGCCGTCCCCTCCGCCTGCACAGCACCCTGTGTGGCGCGGCGGACGAGAGGGACGACGGCCGTCACGAGAGCCGCCATGACGACGCCAAGTGCGCCGACGATGGCGACGGCGAGTTCAGGGCTCATGTCACGCCTTCGCGGTGAAGCCGTGGCGTGCGGCGAGCTTCTTCAGCGACTCCAGCCCCGGGGCGCCAGTTGCAGCGCTGCCCGTGTAACCCACCTTCCGGCGGAAGGCGTCGTAACCGTCGTCGGTCTTGGTCCCCCACGAGCCGTCAGCTGCGTACGTCGCTGCGAGACAGTTCTCCGCCTGGAGTGCCTTCTCCACGATCTTCACTTCCGCGGGGTACGTGGTGTGCCCAGTGGCAGCGGGGACGTCCGCCTTGCGAGCGGCCAGAATGTGCGCCAGGGAAACAGAGGGCTTCGCGGGAGTAGCCGGCTTGGCGGTGCTGGCAGCCTTCAGCTTCAGGACCTGACCGACCGTGACCGTGTACGGCGACTTGATCCCGTTCAGGCTCGCGATCGTCTCCCACTTGACGTCGGTCTTCGAGCCGATGCCGGACAGGGTGTCGCCGCTCTTCACGGTGTAGGTGCTCGTCGACGTCGCAGGCTTGGACGGCGCAGGAGCGGGAGTACCGGCCGGAGCCGCCTTGAAGATGGCCGCGCGGTTGATGTTGCCCGGGTCCCAGTGGTCGTTTCCGGGGACGTGGCAGTGACCGTAGTGGCCGCCCTTGCCCGCCCACGTGGAGCGGTTGCGGGACGCACCGGGGGCGCAGCTGCCGCCGGGCCAGGCGTCAGGGATGCCCCACGAGCGGATAGCCCGCATGAGTGCCTTGAAGTTGGGGCCAGGCTTCCAGTACCCGGTAAACGGGGTGTTCGCGCGGGCCAGGACTTCGATCTGAATGCAGACCTTGCCCGTCCTGTTCGTCCGCGTCAGGCCGTCGTTCTTCAGCGCCCGCGCGCTCTGGTTCAGCGGCCCGTACTGCGCGATGCGGTCGGTGGTGGGGTCGTACAGGATGTGCGGCTCCGCGCCGATGGAGATCAGGTAAGCGCCGACGTTCTTGAACGACGCATCCCCGTGGCCGCTCTCTGTGGTGTGCCAGACGACACGACCGGGCGCAGAGGGCGAGTCCATCGCGCCTCCGATGCTGCCGTCTCCCAGTCTCGCGGCTTCCTTGATCCAGATTTCACCCATTGGTGATCCCCTCCAGGGCATGAAAAAAGCCCCGGCAACGCGGGGCGTGGTCTGTGCGTGAGTGCTTCGCGGGCCTAGTCGATGCTGAAGCGGATCCCGTCCAGGGAGAGCCACTCGCTCTTCGAGTTGATCGGCATGATGTAGACCATGTCTCCAGCGGGCGCGATGCCGATCCGGCCGGAGAAGTAGCTGACGCCGCTCGTGTTGACGAAGTTGCCGGCCGCCGCGAAGTACCTGTAGGCGCCGATGGGTCGCGCCTCAGTCGGCAGGGTTGCGAACTTCGTCTCGTCATTCGTCAACAGATCCGAGTTTGCCGCCGTCCGTCGGAACGTTCCGCGGAGCTGGACCTCGTTGTTGATGATTCGGTACGCCGGCGAACCTGAATTCGCGGTGTATCCCGTCGCGTACGTCAGCGGCTTCCAAACGCCGGGGGAAAACGCCCGCCAAACGCCATCGCCGTCTCGCCTATCCCACCGATCCTCCGCGATCAGATAGGTAATCATCCCCGGAACGGGCTTGTAGGCTCCGGTGAGGTTGGCGGAACGCTCGTTGGCGTTGGCGAACCGCATCGTTGTCAGCGGAACGACTCCGTTTACCAGTGTCTGCAGCGCGGTTTCCAAGTTGGGCGCGTCGGAGAGTACGGGGTACTGAACGTTCTGGCCGTAGTTATCGGGCTTAGGCATTCGTGGTGCTCCTCAAAGTCCTTACGACGCAAGGGCGCCGACGACGATCCAATTTCCGTCAGGGTTGAAATCCACTTTCACCGTGTCGCCGACGACCGGGGTCGCATACGCCTTCAGCCGGCGCACCTTCGCGATAGCCCCGCGGGCGGTGCTGATGTCAACCGTGCCGTCTCCGTAGACGGCCGTCACAGAGGCCAGACACCATCCGGAGGACTCCTGCGCCACGGTGCGGCTCGCAGCCCGCTGTACGGCGTCTGCGAGCCTCTGACGATGGGTCATGCGGTGTCCTCCTTGCCGCCCAGCAGCGTCAGGGAGGCGGATCCCTCTGCCGTCAGGGGCGTCGTAGCGGTCTGCACTATGAACAGCTCCTTCTTCCCTGCATAGGCGACGCGGATACAGTCGCCACCCTCCAGGGCGGCATTGGGAATTGCGTTGATGGTCGTCGACACATTCGGCGCAATGGCGTCGAAGAGCGCGAAGTCCGCGGCTGCCTGGCAGGCTCCTTGCGTCACCCACAAGGCGGAGGAGATGAACTTTGGCGCGTGACCGAATGGACCGCTCCACCTCGTCGGACTCGTCGGCCCGTTGTCATACGCAACAGCGCTAACCGGGCCGGCGTTGGACGCCGTATTTTCGCCGCTTGCCACAACGGCGTTGTAAACGGCGGTCCGTGACATCTGCCGGGCGGCCGACATCAGCGTTCCGCCCTCTCCCTCCGCGATGTCCCAGACAACGCGAGAGGTCAACACCTGCGGAACATCGGCAATGACGAAACGGTCCAGGGCGTCGACATAAATCTCCGCCTGCATCGCCAACGCCACCTGTTGAACGGCGTCCCATCGGTCGCTATTCGCGTTCCAGGTGACGACCGCACACGCGGGGTTCCGCGCTCCTGTCGTTGCGTTGATGATTACTGCGTCGGGCAGGGTCTGACGGATCAGGTATTCGATCGCGTCCACGCAGGTTGTGTAGCCGCGGGTCGACGTCGGGACCATGAATTTGTCGTCGATGATGTAGCATTCCGACGACTGCCCGGTGAGCGTGACCGGACCGAACATCGTGTCGCCGGCCGGCTCGTTGATGCGGAACGTTCCCAGCGGAACCATTTCCAGGATGTTCCCCGCGTAGCGAATGCCGCGGGAGACCATGAGTTTCTGCCCATAGACGGCGAGAGGGTCTAGCGCTCCCCATGGGAGTCGCTTCGGGTCGGCCACCGTCAGGGAGAGGGAGCGTCGGACCTTGCTCCCCCGGTCCACCGTGACCGACCCATCCGAGATAGGAAGGTCGGCCACGGTGACGATGCCGTCATACATTGCCCTGACTGACACCGAGATGGAGTGTGACGTCGTCAGGGTCTGGAGGAAGCGCGGTGTTACAGTCTGCATCCCTATCCCCCATTCACTCCGGTGTAGACGTCGAGCCAGTTGGTTGCGCCGGACGTCAGGACGCCTAGCCAGTCGGGGTTCTCGGTGCGCACCGTGTCCCATGTGCGGCTTGCGCTTCCGGTCGCCCCGCCGATGGGGCGGTCCACTTCCGTCAGCGGGACGGACCACGCGCGGTCCTGATGGCCGGCATAGTCGGCAATGCGTGCAGCGGATACGTCGCCGACCTGCACATACACGTCGGACTCACCCCACGAGCGGGGCCACCGGATCAGCAGCGTGTTCCCTGTTTCCAGGAGCCACCACATGCTTTCCAGCTCTTCCTGCGTCTCCGTGATCAGCGTCAGCGTTCCGGTGCGTGAGGTACGCACGTCGGTGATGACGATGGGGCGAGCCCTGCCACGGACAGGGTTGACGCCCTGTCGCGCTGCCCGTGACCAGTCGGGAAGCGTGCCGACAACGGCTGTAGCGTTCCTGGCGGGAAGTCCCGGATCCACGATCGACACGGACGTGTATTCCGGCTCGGGCAGGGTGATCGGCTCCGACGCCGCATTCGTGTACGTCGAGCCGGTCCACAGCTTCATTACGTACCGGACCGGGACGCCTAGCGGCGCCTCGTAATCCTCAGCCACGGCAGAGTCACCTGTGATGACGGTCTGCGTCAGGTCGCCGGAAGGTCCGCGGACAGGCGTCAGCGTCCCGTCCGCCCCCATGCGCGAGAGACTCCAGTATGTGTAACTACTCGTCGTCATCCCCTGCATGGTGATAGCGGCGCCTACTCCCCCGGGGAGCGGGTCCGCCAGGACGTTGATGCCGCCGGGCCCCACGAAGACGTTGTCTACGTACATGGTCACGCCAGCTTCCGGCGCGATGAACCGAAGGCCGACGGTCAAGGTCGCGGCGTTAATTGGCGCTACTGAACTGCCCTGCGGCGCGTACCACCCTGCCAAAGGGTTCAAGGTCCAGCGCGAGTAGGTGACGGAGATCGTCGCGCCTACCGAGTCCTGCCACGTGAACAGCATGTCCACCACCTGGCTGGCTGCTGCCGCCGGGTGGTAGACGTACGGGGCTATTAGGTACGCCTGCCGAGGTACCACCGGGATCGCTGCCTTCATCGAGATGACAGCGTCCCCGGTGCCATCCGGCACGACGCGGAGAGTCGCAATTCCCTCGTAGGGGTTCGGAGGGACTGAGCGAGCAAGAGTCCCAACCCCGCTGACTGCCTGCCAGCCGATCACAGAGACTTCGAACGACTGGTCGTTGTAACCCAACAGGTTGCCCGGAATGATCGGGGCCGGCGACAGCCTCACCTGATCGAAGATCCATGACTGACCGGCAGCCGTCGCCACTGCCTCCAGTACGACGCGCGCTGACGTCGCGCCGGCGGGTGCCGTGTCGATGACTGGACACCGGGCCCACGTCGAAGCTGCCAGCCCCGCCCACGACTTGGACGATGTGCTGATCTGCGTGCCGACGGCGTCGTACCAACGGATCTGAACGTGCAGCTCGCCGGTCACGGGCGGGTAGACCCATGCATAAGCCGTGTGCTCCACACCCGCCGTCACAGGTACGGAAGCCGTCGTGCCAACACGGAGCAGGTCGACGGCCGTCGCGGTTGCCCGCAGCGACCACCAACCCTCGTAGCTCAGTGTCGACACACGGTCCACGGTGCAGTTCCAGACGCTTTGCCATCCGCTTACGTCCGCCTCCACCCCCTGCACGTTGTAGGGCAGCAGATTGCCGGGGATGATGAAGGCGGGTCCGAACGTCGCAAGGTCCATAACCACGGACTGAGCGGCGGTAAGACCGTTCACCGTTACTCGCATCGACGCGTACTTCGCGCCTGCTGGTGCGGTAGTGACCAAGATGGGCGGCGGCTCAGCCCACACCGTGGAGTTGGGCAACGCCCCGGGGGTGGATGTCCACGAGCCCAGAAGTGTTCCGCCCGTTACAGCGGAGTAGTACGACACGGTAACGGTTGCGCTACGGCCGGCAGCTGCGGCAACCAGTGCGAAGTATGCATAGGCGACGTACTCCGTTCCAGCGGTGACCGCTATTCGGCTCGCTGCGTAAGCACTCACAGCCCCCGTAGCAGTCGCCTTCAGTTGGAGACTGGCCACACCCGAATAGAAACGCGTCGTGGAGCGGGTGGCCGTAGCGTTGGTGTCGGCCACCCACCCGGTTGCGTCGGTCTCCATGCTGCTCGTATTGGCCGGCAGGAGGTTCGTTGTTACGCCCACTGGTCGCCCTCTTCCACTCCGGGTTCACCACGTCGTGGCATGAGATCCGGAACCGTCGGACGGGCGATGGGAGGCGCGGTGTAGACCGGAGCCTCCCCGCCCTGATCAGGAACGGGGTCTAGCTGTTCGTCGGGCACTACACCCACCTTCCTGTGTTGATGGCCGAAGCCGTGGATTCCTCGCGCGCGACAACCTCTGTGCGCACGATGTCGGTGATTTCGCGGTCCCCGACGAAGACGCGGACGTCGGCGTGAACCGTCGTTGCGCCTCCACCCTGGCCCGCGGGGAGGCTTGCCAGGTCTGCGGCCTGACGTGCCATCGCACGCGTGTCACCGTTGCTGTAGACCTGCGCAGGACTCATGAACCGGACCAACTCCGGTCCCTGCTCGCCGACCATCGCCAGCTCCCCAACGCTGGGGAATCCGCCTGCCCAGTAGCCGGATGGCTTCTTCGCCAGTGCGGGAGCGAATCCGTAGTGCGACGTGAAGAGCGGGTCATTCCAGCCCCGTGCGCTCTTACCGACGACCACTCCTTGCCCGCCCCTGGACTCGACATTGACGCCGGCCAGGGTGCCGGCCGTGTGGCCCACGCCTGCGTTGGTGACGCCGATTTGGAAAGGCGAACGCAGGTTGCGCACCCATCCTGACGGGGCGTTGTTCCCCTGGAAGGAGAACGTCGACCACAGGCGTCCCTTCGGGACTTGCCCCAGGATCACCTTCTGAATGCTGCTCATGAACCCGCTGCAGTCGAACGACGGGTTACCCGCTCCGCCCCACTGGTACGGCATGCCGGCCTTCGAGCGGGCCCACATCAGGGCTCTCCCGACGCCACCGGATGCGGACGTGCCGCTACCGTCGCCGCCAAAAATGGAGTTCTTCAGGCTCTTCAGCATCCCGATGGGAATTTCCGTCGTCAGCTTCCCCCAGTCGGAGGAGGCGAACTTCCGCATCTGCTCACGCGCCCAACCCATTGCGGAGTTGAACAGCTTGTCAGGGTTGGTGAGGAAATCCGCAGTGCTCTTCGCTCCGCTGACGACAGCGCCACCAGCGGACTTCAGCCCACCCAGGATGCTGCCGAAAATGCCACCGTCGGCGAACGCAGGCATTCCGTTGTTGATCGCACGCTGAACGCCACTGACGCCGCCTGAACGGGCAGCTGCGTTCCACTCGTTGATCTTGTCGGCGCCAATTGCTCGCGTCCACTCCGGGCGCATGATGGCTTCACCGCCACCGACGGCGATTACGCGATCGTCACGGCCCGGGGAGTAGCCGGACATGATGCCGCCAGTGTGGAATCCTTCCAGGCTCATCTTCTTCAGCTTGTCGGCCCCGGTGATCTTCGCCACCTGGTTCCACAGGGGGACCACGCCTCCGTTGTACACGTGGGAAATTATGAACCGGACAGGCTTTTTCGTGATTTCCTGCAGCTGATCCCAGTGCTTCTTGATGTTGTCCTTCGACAGCTTGAACGCTGCCGCGACGAGGTCGACGCCTTCCTTGATCTTCTCGAAAGGCGGCTTGATCGCCTTCTCCCACAACCACTTTGCCTTGTCACCTATCCAACCGAAGACAGGCTTGACGACCTTGTCCCAGAGCCACTTGGCGACCGTACCGAGGGCGTCGAGTTCCTTCTTAGCCTCCCTGAACGCCGGCTTGATGGCCTTGTCGTAGACCCATTTGGCCTTGTCGCCGATCCAGCCGAAGACAGGCTTGATGACCTTGTCCCACAGCAGAGTTGCTGCGGCACCGATCAGCTTGAACGTCGGACCGATCGCCTTCTCCCACAGCCACATCGCGACCTTCCCCAGCGCCTTGATGGCAAGCCACGTCGGCAGGAGGAAGAGCGTAATCAGCGCGGTGATCAGGAACTGAGCGGCCTCACCGATGAACTTGAATGCCGGGCCAATAGCGTTGTTCCAGAGCCACATCGCCACCGTTCCGATGGCTTTCAGCCCGGTCCAGATGGCTGAGAACACCGGCTTCAGGACGTTATCCCAGAGGAACAGTGCCGCGAACTTGATCGCATCCCACACGGCGATTACGGCCGTCCGGAACCAATCCCAGTGGTTCCACGCGTACATGATTCCCGCGACGAGCAGCACGAGAGCCGCAATGATGATCGTGATGACCGCGACAACGGGGTTCATCTCGAACGCCAGATTCGCTTCCCAGATCGCAGCCGCCCACCCCTGTGTGATGAGCGTCCCGAGGATTACTGCGCCGTTGTAGACCGCCATCCCGATAGCGGCGGCAGCCATGATCAGCTTGATAGCCTTCGTGGCGGCGTAGAATCCCCAGAGGAGTTGCACAACTCCGGGCATGTTCTCTGCCAGCCACTTGATGCCGTCGATGATCGGCCCCAAGACTTCGAACATGGATTCCGACAGCGGAGCCAGCGCCTTAGAGACCTCCAGCACCGACGAGAGAATCTTGCCGATGAAGTCCGCGAGTCCGGGCGCCGTGTCCTTCACGTACTGGAGGAACTTCTCGAAGTCTGGGGAGCCCTTAAGGCTCTTGCCCCACTTGGCGAATCGTTCCGTGATCTTGTCGGACTTCTTCGCAATTCCGTCCATGTGCGGGAGGAACGCGTCGATGATTCCGGCGATGCCGGTGATGATGTTTCCGAACGTCTTGCCCATCCCGATGATGGCGGGCTTGACGCTCTGGTCAAGATCCTTCTTGAAGCCTTGCCAGAATGGCGCCTTGACTGCCTTTGACGCCTTGTCCCAAAGGGTTTCGATGGCGTCCGCAGCACCCTGAACAAGCGGCGTCAGAGCAGGAAGAGAGTTCTTAGCCGAGTCGACTCCGCGCGTAAAGAGCGGCAATACCTGCGGCTGTAGCGACTTCTGCCAGTCATCGAATGCCTTCTTCAACCCTCTCGGACCGGCGATGGCGTCGAACAGTTCGCGCTGAGGCTTGGTCAGCTTCGCCAGCGCCTTCTGATACTCGTCGGCCTTCGTGATCGCCTTCGTCGTCGTGCTGATGCCCGACAGGCGAGCGGACGCCAGCCCGCGCTCTGCGGAAGCGACCGACTCCGCGGCCGACACCTGCGTCTCAGCGGCGTTCTGTACGGCGTCAGCCAGGCCACGCTGAGCGTCGGCAACGGTCTGTGCGGCCTCGGTCTGCGCGCGAGCTGCTGCCCGCTGAGCGTCCGCGACGGCCTTCGTGTTGTCCATGACGTCGCGCTGTGCGTCGGCCAGGCGCTGCGTTGCCGTCTTCACAGCGTCGGAGCCTTCTACGCCCGCCTTCTTCTGCGCAGCCGCAGACTTCTGCAGTTCCGTGTAACTCTGCTTCTGCTCCTTCGCGGCCTGCTGTGCTTGGTCGAACGCCAGCTGCGCGGCCTCCTTCTGGAGGTCCGTGGCCATGGGGTCGGCCAGCGTGGCGTTCAGGTCTAGCTGCGCCTGCTGGACGCGGAGAGTTGCCTCCCGCTGGTCCAGGGCGCCGTCAATGAGCTGATCGTTCAACGCCTTCAGCTGCCGGGCAGCGTCAGCGCGAGCCTGCGTCAGATCCTGCTCAGCCTGGCGTGCGGTGCGCTGTGCGTCGGAGAGCGACCGTTCCGCGCGCTCCACGGCGTCAGCAGCTTGCCGGCGCTGGTCCGCGGCACGCTGGACGGCCTGAGCGACGGCGCGTTCTGCATCCTCCACCTGGCGGTTAGCCTGCGAGATGGAGCGCGCTGCAGCCCGGTGAGCGGAGGCCAGGGACGCCTGTGCGCCGGCCATCTGGAGGGATCGCTGGGCGGCCTGGACAGAGGCACGAGCGCCGGTATTGGTGGCGCTCGTCGCCTCATTCTCTGCCGCCGTTTTCGCCGTCATGGCCGCCGTTACGCCCTTGATGGCGGGGATGGCCGCAAGACCAAGCGCGCCGACGCCAGCAGCTGCAGCCGTCGCCATAGCAGCGATGCCACCAAGACCAGCCGCCAGGACCGGGCCAAGCGGGATCGCCACAAGGGCGGCAGCCTGGATCGTGAGCGCCATGAGAGCGCTACTCGCGCCGGATCCGTCGACGTCGACGTCAATCGTGATCCGCTTCCGGTCCACGGCGTCGATCTCTTCGCGGATCGCAGCCAGCGCCACACGGGCGGCAGCCGTGTCCGCGCGAACCGCAACGTTTGGATGCTCAGCCCCGAGCCGCCTTAGCTGCTCTTCGATCCGGGTGACCTCAGCGCGAGCGGCCATGGCGTCGACGTCGATGCCGATGCGCTTGTTGGAGAGCTGCTCCAGTTTGGCGCGGAGTCGTGCGAGTTCCGCGTCCACGCCTGTGTCACCGAGTCGGACATCCAACTTCGGCATAGCCTTGAAGGCAACTTCGAGCTTGCGCCTCAGACTGCGCGCGAACGCGCCACCTGCGTTGTCGCCCTGTCGTCCCGCGGCTGCTGCGCCGGCTCGCCCACCCTGGTTAATAGCCTGTGGGATGGCGATCACGATGTTGTTCGAGATCGCCTGCCCCATGCGCTTGCCCGCCTCTTCGCCGACCTTGTCAGCGATGGGGAGGACAAGCGCCTTCAGCTTCGTGTGAAACTGCGGAATGACGGGCACGACGTCAACCGCCGCACCACCAACAATGTCCAGGTCAGCCATCACGCCTCCTTCTGCGTCTGATTTCTCAGCCGCGGGTCAAGGGCGCGGCGCTGCTCGTCCGTCAGTCCCTTCCGGGCTGCAGACTTCGGGGGAATCCCGGGGCGTGGTGTCGGGTGAAATTCGCCAGGTTTCCCGCCGGCGATAGCGATAGCGGCGTGCCGGCTGAGTGTGACCTCGTCTTTAAGTGCCGCAACCAGCATCTCCAAACTGCTCCACGGGGCCTTGTCCGGTCGGTACTCGCCGCTAGGAGCCGGTCCGTCGTCCTCCGGCTGTGCGTTCCGGAGAGCGGTTCTCGTCGCCGACTCCGGCGGAAGTCCCTGGATCAGGACACGCAGCCGACGAATCGACATGCGTCCGCGGTACACGTCCAGGAGGTCGATACCGCGGAACGCGAGGTCCGCTTCTAGCGCTTCCGCGTGCTCCTGGAGGACGTCCCACGTCCACCAGACTTTCCCGGGGTCTCTCCCGCGGACTCCATTGCGTCAGACACGAACTTGTTGATCTCGTCAAGGGTCGCGTCGATGTCGATGAACTTCTCCACGTCGTCCTCGTGGAGCACGCCGGCCGCCCACGTGTCGTAGTCGGCAGTGCGGAGGGCTCGCAGGTACGAGGGGCGCCACTGAGTGACGGGCTTCACGCGGAGTTCGACGTCACCCAGCCGAGCGGTGCTGTACGCCTCGGTGGCCTCGTTCTCCTGCGCCTGCGAAGGGGTGGTCTGAGTCATGCGCGCGGGTCTCCTAAGTCAGTGATTGTGGAACTGCGCGGGTCGACGTGCGGTGTGAAGCGGAGCCCCGGACCCGCGCGGTACAGGGCTCCGCTGGACTGAGTTACGCCTCCGGGAAGAAGCTGGAGACGTCCACGCCGCCGTACTTGATGGCGCGCTTGACGGCCGGCGCGTTCGACGCACCCTTGTAGAACTTGAACGTCATCTGCAGCGCCATGACGTCAGAGGTCTGCGGCTGCTCGTCGCCTCGCTCAGTGACCTTGCCGTTCGGCATGTACAGGCGCATCCTCTTGTCGCCGTCCATGGTGTCGAAGAGGAAGGCGTACCGAAGATCGGCCGGCTTGTCGGGGAGCGCGTACTCCACGGTGTCCGTGGTCGGCTCCAGGGAAGCGACAGGAACGTTGTCGTACAGGCTTCGGACGAGAGGGTTCAGACCCTCCAGGAAGGTGACCTGAGCGCTCTTGACGCTCTTGGTCATCAGCGTCCGGATAGGCTCCAGGCTGCCGGCCGCCTCGACATCCTTGCTCTCTTCCTCGATCTTGAAGAGGCCGCCCTCCGTGGTGATCCAGCCCAGATTGACCCACGGGGTCGCCGGGTCCGCGAAGGCCACGGGCATAGTCGTGTTCACGGCAGCCGCGTACACGAGATAGTCAGTTGCGCCGAAAGTCAAATCGGCATTGCGGGTGTCCGCCATGATGCCTCCAGGGCATGCGAAATGCCCGAATGCCGACGGCAATTCGGGTCAATGAGTTGGGGTTACGCGGCCCGGAGGCTCACGGTGTAGCTGGCGCCACGTCGGTGGACCGCCTCGTTCGCCCACGGCTGTCGCGACGGGCCGGCGTCACATCGGACACCGCGGATGACTGCGCCGTTCACGGGGCCACGGAGGAGCACGAGGGCATCACGCACCTGGCCCGCAAGCGTGCGCGCCTCGTCCGCAGTAGCGGCGAAGACGTCGACAGCTACGCGGGGGTGCTGACTGAAGCGCTCGTCCGGTCCTCCGATGCGCTCCACGCGGATCACGGGAAGCCTGTCCTCCAGATCGGGCGGAGTCTCTGCGCAGCTGAAGGCGCCGAAGGTCGATTCCGCCCACGGGGCGAGCACAGCTTCGACATCAGGCACCGTGCGCCCCCTTCACGGTGTCGATCGCCTTTGTGAGGATCGCGTACCGCGGGACTCTTCCGTCGCCCGTCTCCACGCGCCAGGCGTGCGGGGCAGTGTTGACTACCTGCGCCCCGAATCGCTGCCGGGGCTGTCCGCGGAAAGGCACGTTCTTGTTGATCGGTACGACGTCGAAGCTGCGCTTGTACCATCCCGGGTGCTTGTCCTCCGCAGGGTCGCCTACGGGGGCTGTCGCCTGCGCAACGTGCATGATCTTCACGCAGGCATCCCGGCAAGGCTTCGCAAGCCACGGCCGGCTAACCATGCGGCCAAGGCCGGCGTACTTGCCTGTGTACTTCGAGCGGTACGCCATCAGCCGGTCACATCCTTCACCGTGGCTTCGACGCGCGCGAGCGACGTCAGGGGGTAGACCATTGGTCGCCCGACGACCTCCCAGACCTCCGCGCCGTCTTCAGAGACGATGCGATCATCGGGGCGGACGTCGGTGCCGAGAGGAGCAGCGAAGACGCGACGGGTAGTCACGGTCTCGGATGCCTCGTGTGCCTCCGACGAAGACCCCACGGTCACGCCGTAAGGGCTCATGACGGCGCAGTTGTCCACCCGGATCCGCACGCGGGGACCAGGCACGTAGGACCCCGTAGAGTCCCGCACCCGCTCCCCCGCGCGGTCGATGAACCACGTCTGCGCCATCAGAGACGCGATCAGGCTCATGCCTGCCGCCACGGGTACGTAGAGATCCGGGTCTCCACCGGGGATATGTCCAGCATCCCGGCGCTTGACGCCATGCCCACCGCCCGCCGAAGCCGACGCCGCTCGTCGTCAGAGAGCATTACTCCGGTCTCGGAGTCGGCGTAGGACTGCAGCATGCCTCCCGCCTGCTCGGACCGAAGTCCGCCAGGGTTGGTCAGCACGCGAGCGGCCACCGTCAGGGCCACCGACTTGACGCCACGCTGTGGGGGATCCGTGAGCCGGTCCCCCACTTCGCCGTAGAACGCGTCCTCGGTCAGGCTGTGCGCCAGTTCGCATTCAGCGTCTGTCAGCGGTCGCTTCAGCAGTGTCCGCAGTTCAGCCGTCAGAAACAGCACTTCCGCCCGCCTTCCGTCGCGCGGGAGCGCGCTTGGCGACAGCCTTCTTCGCGACCGGCTTCGGAGCGGGCTCCGTAAGTCGCTTCACGGTGGGCGGCTCCAGCCACGCCTTCGGGTTGGTGATGAGTGCCTGTGCCCACTCCGGGACCTCGTCCGCGGGGCCGAACACGTGGCTCACGCCCGCGGAGTCCGTCACGTGGACGTTCGTTGCCAGGGTTGCCATGTGAGTGCCTCGCGTTTCAGATCAGAGAACGTCAGCCTGGAAGGTGAGGTCCGGAGCCGCGACGACGGGCAGCGCGATAGCGGTAGCGCGGGTCCACACAGTCTGTGGATCCTCGCTCTTGTAGGCGCCGACGGCGACACCAGCAGCGTCGCCCGCCAGGCCGTAGCGCGGGTCGTCAGCCTCCACGGGGACGCCCCACAGGGTCTGACCCACGGCGTCGCCGAACTCCGGCAGGAAGAGGATCTTGTCCACGGGGGTGACTCGCGTCGGGGTGCCGTTCACGGACACCTGTGCGTCGTAGACGATCACTGGAGGGACGTCGAAGTCGCTGAGGACGTTCGACAGGCCGTCCTTCGTCAGGACGGACGGCGTGGTGCCGTTGCTCGCCGCCATGGACAGGAGCTGTGCGTTCCGTCGCAGGTTGTTGTAGATCGTCCGCGACATCAGCGTGTATGCGGGCAGTCGGCCGTTCGTCGCGACGTAGACGTCAAGCCACGCCTGGAAGTCGTCGTATGCCTTCGCCGTAGCGAAAGTGCTCCATGGGGTGGTGGCGGTCACGGAGTGCGCGGCGTTGCGGCCGAAGTCCACGGCCGCCTGAACACCGTTCTCGTTCAGGCTGACGCCGGCGGAGAACAGAGCCTCACCACGGGCGAGCTCCATTCGGGCTTCGATCTGGCGAGCCAGTCGGACGCCGTCGTCCAGCATCGCGTCACGGATCTCAGCGTTCTGAGTGTCGACGTTCCGGCGCCGAATGCGCTCGTACTCGCCTACCGGGATCTTCCGCGAGATGGGCGGCAGTTCGCCGCTCACGCGGGCGCCACCGGGCCGGACGCCGACGTCAGACGACGCGTCGTAGGCACGGAAGGTCGCAGCCTCAGTCAGGCCACCGCCACCGCGAGTGAAGCGGTAGCTCAGGTCGTTGATGGTGCGATTGGGGAGCCACTGGTCCAACGCGAAGGCGTTCTCTGGTCGGTCGGCTAGCGCCGCCCGCGCGTACCCGGTCAGTTCCGCCGGGGTCGCGAACTCGTCAATGAGCTGCATGAAGTCTTACCTCTCTCAGATGAAGATGACGCGAGAGGCAAGGTCAACCTTGCCGGCAGCGTCGACGGCGACGGGGAGCTTGGACTCCTTGACGGCGCAGTGGACGAGCATCGAGCCCACAGCGCTGGACAGGGTGGCTCCGCGACGGGTCACGACTTCCACACTGGTGAAGAGGAAGCCCACGAGGGTCTGACGGCCGTCGCTCGCGGCGTCGTCGTAGAGTCCGTACTTCCCGCCCGCAGTGATCTTGCCGAGCGGAATGCCGCTCTTGATGTAGCCGTCCGGGTAGTGGGTACCGGCGGTGAACTTGGTGACGTCGAGAGTCACGCTCAGGGCGATGTCGGTGCCGTGGTCGCCGGCGAGCCAGTCCCGCCGGTCCTGGCTGAACGACTCAGTGATGAGTCCGAGGTTCATGGGTCCTCCTGTGAGGGTCGGTTAGTTCTTGCCGTGACGCTGGCGGTACAGGTCCGCACCGGTAGCGGTCGAGCGGGTGTTGCCGCCTACGTCGCCCCCACGGTCGCCACCCGCGCGAGGCGGAGGCGGAGGGGTGCCGAGGGCTGAGGGTGCGAAGTCCTTCAGCAGGTCATCCGCATCGGTCTCCAGCTCCTCCTTCGTGGAACCCTGAAGGCGCCGCGCCTGTGCGGGCGTGAGGCCCTTCTCAGCGGCCACGGTGATCCGAAGTGCTTCCGCGCGTGCCTCGTCCCGCTCGCGTTCAGCGGTGAGGCGCGCAGCGTCCGCGGCGTCCTTCTCTGCCTGAAGCCGCTCAGCGTCGGTCAGATCCGCGGCCTTACGGGCGTTCAGCTCCGTCTCAATCGCGCGCAGGCGCTCCAGCTCCGAAGCGTCAGGCGCCTGTGACGCACGCTGCTCATGCTTGCGAGACTGGAACTTCCAGTACGCCGCCTGATGTTCCGCGGACATGTCCGCAGTCGGGGTGTTGTCCGGGTAGCCGTGCTCGTTGACGGCAGGCGGAGTCTCTGGCTCAGGCATGTTGGTTTCCCCTGTCGGGAGTCGTCAGCCCATGGCGGGCGTCAGGTCGGAAGGTTGATGTCGTCGGGTCCGGTGAACCGCTGTCCGCGGTAGCCCAGAACGGGGCCGATCTCGCCGTGGTCGTTCGAGACGATGATCTTTCGGTAGTCGACCGCTCGTCCTCCGCGGTCCGACTTGCCGAGAGCCTCTTCCACGAGGTCGTGTATGCGCTCTAGCTTCTCTTCGTCGATGACCTGGCCCGGATCCTCGTCGGCCGTCACCAACTTCACGAGGCAGTCACAGCCGGGATGGATCGGCGCCAGGTTGCGTTTGTGGTAGCGCTGCGTGGACGCGATCATGCAGAGAGCGCAGTCGTACTCCCCCTGCAGCTCCCGGACGGTGTACGAGAAGCGCGGCATGTCGTCGCCCACTTCGCGCACCGTGTGCGTTCGCGCTAGCTGAAGATCAGTCTTTGCGATCGTCTCCAGTCGGTGCGCTCCACGGTCCAGAGCGACGTCAAAGGGGACGTCGCTCTCCAGGGCAGCCCACACATCCTTGAAGGGACGCCGGTAGACCTCTTCGGGGTCGACGTCGCGTAGCGCACGTCCGGTCACCTTGTCGAAGTCGAGGTCTACTCGGCTGCCTCCGCCGATATCGCGGTAGGTCTGCTCCAGGTAGGTCGTCGTTAGGGCGGCTATCTGGCGCTCTCCCGCGAGCAGCACGGGAAGTGCTGTGCGCTGGAAGCGACGGACATCACCGGACCGCCAGGAGCCCAGATCGGTCCAGGAGCGGCCGACGCGACCGAGGACGCTTGCCCACACGCCGCTGACGGCTGTTCCGTACTGACGGTCAAGCCGCGTCAGGGACATTGTCACGTCCGATCATGGTCGGCTCGTTCTTCGGGGGCTGCTTCGCGTCGCGCTTGGCCTGGAGGGACGCGGGCTGCGGGTCGGTCGCCGGCGTCGCATTGAGAGCGTCTGCCGCGCGGTCGATCTCCATGCGCGCGATCTGTGCGGGCGTGTAACCCATGTCCTCCATGCGCTGACGCCAGGGAACGCCGGCCGACGCCTTCTTCACAGCTGCGTCAGCCAGTTCGGAGATCGTCCGCGACTCAGGGTCACGCCAGATAGTCTCAGCGCTCCAGGCGGTCGCGCGGGTCTCGTCGCCGGCGACCTTGAAGGCCAGGCGCATGACGTTTTCCCACGACTCACCGAAGGTGCGCTGACGGTCTCTGACCTTGCTGATGAGGCCGGTCTCCGCGGCCTTCAGAGCGTCGCCGCTCACGTTGACGACGGCGCCGATCAGGTAATGCGGGGGCGTCCGGCTGATAGCGGCCAGATCCTGAACGGCAGCTTCGACGGCACGGACGTACGGGACGAGGTCCGTCGCGGAGAACTCTCCGAACTTCACGTCGGGGTTGTCGGTCGTCCAGAGCTTGCGAATGTCCAGCTGGAAAGGCTGAATCGCTGCGCCCGTAAGCGGGTCCTCGTCGACCTCCAGGCCGGCGGCGTACCGCTGACGGAAGGCTCCGTACTTCATGGCCGCAATCAGGTTGATCAGCGACAGGTTGATGCGGTTCTGGATCGACAGAACGTCTTCGTGCTCCGCGAAACCTTCCGGTCTCCGGTTGCGTCGGTTGATGAAGGGGACGAGCGGGACCATGCCCAGTTCGTTTTTCCGGTAGCCGTCAGGCTGCGTCGGGAGCGCCAGGGCATCCCACCCGCGGAGTTCAGCCGCGCGGCCGGAGAAGGTCGGGGACGCTGTCTTCGTGGTGAACTCATGGACCTCTGACGGCGTCCAGAGCGTCGCCCGGGTGTTGCCGGTCCAGTCGTCGCGCCAGAGCTTCAGGCCAGCGGCCAGCTTCCGGCGGTTGCCCTGCTCATGCTCCACGGCCACCTGTGTGGGCGTCTCGTGGGTCAGTACCGGTCGGCCGTCGTCGCCACGTTCGACGAGGACAAAGGCCCTGCGCTGCGACATGGCGCCGTAGTGGACGAGAGCCGAGTCCGCGTCCATCGAGTTCTCTTGCCAGATCCTATTAGCCTCTTTGTCGGAGACCTTCGCGCCGTCGGACGACTTGCTGTCCGGGTCGTCGAAGCGGAAACCGTCGACGCCCAGCCGCTCGCCTGGCGAGTCGATGACAAGCGACAACCAGTTGGTCCGGGCGTCCCGCATCCACTCGGCAATTTCCTTCGGATCAACGCCCGGGACGTGCGGCAGCTTAGGCTTGCCCTCCGCGGCCTTGCGCAGAGAGGTCAGCCCGGGAGTTACCTCTCCGTCGACGTCGCGCGAGTCGTCACGCTCGTCCAGGAGCTTTTTGCCGAGACGCTGAAGCCACCATCCGGGAGACTCCACCTTCGTGGCGTCGATAGGCACTAGTGGACCTCCTTAGAAGGCGACGAGGCGGCCAGTCCGCTTCTTTCGCTTGGTGATTCCTGCAGCGACGGCGTCAGCGCGACACTCGTAGGCGAGAGTGGCGCTCATGGCGGCGTCGATCTTCTTAGGGCTCTTGGGGTGTTCCTTGCCGATGCCGATGTGCCGGTTGCCGCCCATCGGGCGACGCTTGGCGTTCAGGACGTGGCGAGAGAGCGCCAGGCCCTTGCGGGCAAATGGGGTGTCTACGTCGTCGGCCTTGTCGACGCCGGCCCACGACAGGCCCTGGTCGTCTACAGCCTCCGTGAAGCGGTTGAGTGCTTGCTCCATGGCGGTAGGGCGGTTCGTCCACCACTCCAGCGGACGAGACTGCACGGCCTTGACCTGAAGGTCTTCCGCGTAGTCGCGGGTCCAGGCGTCCACATAGTCCTGCCAGTGCGGAGGGTCGCAGTAGAAGCCAGCAACCTCGTAGCGGCTGAAGGCGTCGGCCACAGCGGCATTAACCGACTCGCGGTCAACCTGCCAGCCGTCACCTTCAGGGCCTTCGGGTTTCTCCCACACTCCAAGTAGCTGGAGATGCCCGTCAGACACGCGGCATGCCGTCAACGCCGTGGCGTCGTCACGGATTGAGCCGTCGAAGCCGAGCGTGATCAACTCGCCCGTGGCTATCTCCTCCGGGAGGCGGCACAGCTCCCACGCATCAGGGTCCATCCACGCATCGGAGGAGGACGTCCGGCTGTTGAGGAAGTACCTCTTGCCGTCTGCGGAGTCGTTACGCAGGTCGTAGAAGTCGTCGACGAGGGTGTCTTCGTCGATCCACTCCATCGCGTCGCCGTAGGCGTCACGGAGGGCTGCGCGGAGTTCGACCTCGTTCTTCAAGTCCTTGACGACGCCGTAACGGTGGTCGTACATGAGACGAGCACGCCCGCGCTTTTTACGACCCTCGCGGATCGCTTCGGCCTCTTCGTAGGTGCGCTCAGCGACGGAGTCTTGCCCCGGGGCAAACATGGTGGTCGTTTCGAGATACCACGTCTGCGCGATCTTCTTCCGCTTGCGAAGGTTACGCGTCACCGTGGCGTACATCCGCCGTAGTTCTGGGGTGTTGTATAGGTGGGTCTCGTCGAAGCAAACCCAGGTTTCCTTGCCGCCGTCCTTCGAGGAGCTGGAGGCGGTTGACGGAGTGATCTCTCCACCGTCGGGAAGGTTGATCTTCGTAAGACCTGGGTCGACGTTCGGGACGTGGCTCAGGCGCGACGCCTCGTCGGTCAGGTTGAAGTAGATCGTGTCGTAGACGTTGCCGGTCTGGCCTTCTTCGGTGGCCATGATCCGGAGGTACGGCACGGTGACCGGTCGGCCCATCGGCTCGCCGGCTTCGTAGACGTACTCAAAACCGAGCCCCCACGGATCGCGGTAGACCTCCCCACCCTCTGCCCAGCCGGAGAAGCGGCAGGGGCCGAAGGCTTCGAAGAGGCCAAGCCGCGCGCCCAGCCCAGACTTGTCACAGCCCTTCGGGCGGGAGAAGAACGCGGAGTCGTACAGCATCCGCCCGCGGTCCTCGTCAACGGCGTAGCAGTCGACAACGAAACCTGTGTACTCGTCTCCGTGGGAGACAGGCATGCCCTGGACGTCGCCAGGGCCGTGGACGACGAAGTACTCCATCCACGCGACCGCAAGCCAGCCCAGAGAGCGGGATCGGTCGTGTCCAGGGGCGCGTACCGTGACGTGCGGCATCGACGCCCCCTCTCGTTGGTTAGCCGGTCAGCCTCGCTCGTCGTGAGTTGATGTCGGAGACGTTCTGAGGGGCCTGTACGGGCGCCTGACGGGCTGGCGTGGGGTCGTCGACCTTGAGCTTCAGACGCGCCCTGTCCTCCGGCGTAGCGCCGAATTTCGCGGCCCTGAGACGCACTTCAGCGGCTAGCGTCCACTGGCCCTTGGACCACATGGACGTGTGCATGAGTGCCGTGTCCAGGAGGAAAGCCCAGTCGGTGTCCGTGAAGGTCGATGCCTGCGGGGACTCGCGCCAGGTCTGCCACCACGCGACGGTCATGGGGTGCCACTCGTAGAGGTTGCCCTCCTTGTCGGACCCTAGGACTCCTTCAGGGAGTTCAGGTCCGCGTACCTCGTCGTCAGGGGTGATGACCGTCTCCGGGTCCGCAGCGTTTCGCCGGCGGCGCTTGGAGGGGTCCTTCGGGGCGGGTCCGCGGCCGGCCATCAGGTCACGTCCAGGGTGGCCGTGGTGGTGATGACGTACCTCGCGCCGGTCCCGTCTTTCATGTGCTCAAAGACGTCAGTGAACGTCGGGTCTGTGAAGTCCACATCCAACGGATTTACCTCGTCGATGACGAGCATAAATGGCGCAGGGTCGTCGGGGGTCGACGGAAGGTGCATCACCTGAAGACGTGCCATGGAAGGTACCTCCCGGGTAGGGGCAGCAGTTGCCGCCCATGCCGGGAGCTACTGCGTCAGCTTGGTCACCACCGCGGAGAGGTCCGCGAGGATCGACGGGGAAGAGCCATGTCGGCGACCCGTCATAGTGATGTAGCGGCCGGTCCCGTAGATCTCCACGGCCGTACCGTCGGGGCGTCGGATGCGCCGTCCATGTCGGACGTCAGCGCGACCCCAGATATGCAGCCCGTCGCCGGACGGGGAAACCTCTACGTAGGTGGCTCCCGCGTCGCGGAGAATGGCTGCAGCCCACGGGGCGAGTTGCCCGGTGAGTGTGTTCATGCAGTGGTCCAGGTCGATACAGACCACGTCGTCGACGTCGGAGAGGACGAAGCCCAGACCGACGCCGGCCGTCGACTTCACGGCCTCTGTGTAGCTGCTCCACGTCCGCGGGTCGGTGCTGGACGCCGGCATGTCGCCAATCGTCAGCGGGATCTTCGTGGAGGAGCGCCGTACCCACCTGTCGCGGGTCGTCAGCTCCACGGGGAGCGGGTTGTTCTTCGCCGCGCGATGCGACGCCACACGGCAGCGCGTGGAGCACGTCCGCGCGTGCGACCTGGCGGTAATAGGCATGTCGCCCCCGCACCAGTCGCATACTCGGTCGTCTCGCATCATGGCTCCAGTGTAGCAGCGGCGTGTAACACTTTCAGGTGTTTGACCTGCAAGAATCGTCAGAGAGACAAGAGCCGGCGAGTAACACTTAGCGCCTCCCGTGGCCCTCAGATGCCCCTAGAAAGCCCTGTGCGGGCGTCTGACGGCCTCCCAGCCGGCGCAGCTCCGCGGCTCAATTCCAAGTCCCCAGACCCGTACAGACAGCGAACACCAGCACTCTTACGGTCTTCAAGGCGGGCCGGCGGGGGTCACCCCCCTGGCTATGGGCTAGTCGATCTTGGCAGTGAAGCCGGCGCGAGCCTCGCGACGATCACCGTCCGCGTGCTCTCCCCTGATCTCCAGGCGAGCCGGCACGAGCGTCAGCGTGATCGTCGTCAGCGTTCGATCAGCCTTCGTTCCAACGTTGATCTTTGGTGCTCTTGCGAGACGACCAACGTCAACACCGTTGACGCTCACGCGCGTGACCATGAGTCCGTCCTCGCCCGTGTCCTCTGCCTCCTCCAGCACCACGTGTGCGCCACTCATGGGCGCTCCTGTGCGGGTGCCCATGCACGGTCACACGTCCTGTGTGAGCACACCTGCATGTGGTACTCCCTGTACAGCAGCCTGTGCACCCAATGGGTAAGGCGTGCCATCAGTCCTCCAGGGCAGGGTGTGTAGAAGGGGGCCGGTGCACAGATGCCCGGGTGATGCCGGCTGCTGTGCCGCCTTCACTGCTGGACTTCTGTCTGTGGTGCCATGGGCACAGCAGCTGTAGGTTCGCGTCGCTGTGGTCGTCTCCGTGGACGATGTGGTCCACGTCAGTGCCGGGTAGTTCGCACCGTCGGCCGTCGCTGTAGCGGGCTGTGCAGATGCCTCCGTCACGGCGGATGACGCGACGTCGGATGCGAGCCCAATCCTTCGGGAGGCGGCTGCGTCGGGTACTTCCGTCCCACGCCATATCGCCTCCTCCGCGGGGCTCGTGTTCTACGCTGTT